GGTAAAAATCTAATAGCTATTCAAAACAAATGGGCAAGAAACTATGAAGTCCTTCTTCACGAATATGCTCATATCATCACGCCACAAGAATTAGAATCACATGGAGCAGAGTTTGTCTCAAACTTCTGTATGCTTCTGAGTTATCTTCATCCTGAACAACCTTCTTTAAAAGTACTGGCAAAAAGTCTAAATGAAAGAAATATTAGATTTATTGGATTTGATAGATCACAAGCGAAGAACAAACTTAGCAAAAGAATAAAACCTTTTCCACAAGTTGCAAAAGAGTTTGTTCCTTTACCTAAGAAAGTTGTAAAGAAAAGAATACATCCAAAACAAAAATGTATGGATTTACTTGAGCAGTATGACTGGCTCAAAATTCAAAAGAACTACGATCAGTTCTATGCTGAAGGAATTGAAATAGATGTTTACGACAAGACTCTGGAACATAGACTTGATTGGGACTCAGATAGAGATATGAGAGAACACACAGTATGGTCTTGGAAAGAAGCATACGAAAGAGCTTTAAAACTAATACATGAACATACAAAACTTCACACATTGATTTGGTCTACAAGAAAAGCATGGAGGGAAAGAGTATGAGTAGATTATTTAGAAATAAATTTGAGGACTATATGAACGACCCAGATGAACTTACACCAGAAGAATTAAAAGAGTTGGATGAGTTTATATTGGATTGTGCATTAGATAATGTTAAGAGTGGGCAGAAACAAAGTTCACAGGAGGAGAAATGAAAACAAAATTACTAAAGAATAAAGTCCGTATTGAGTTATCACACAGTGAGTATCACAATATGGTCTCAAGATTGAACCAGTTAGACAGTGTGCTTGGCACAATAACTGAAATGAATGATCTGTATTTATCAGACATAGGTAGGCTCTACAATGTAAAATGGGATTTAAGAGAGCTTTTGGATGCTGAGTACAGTAGTGAGAATTATAAATATCTACCACAGGGGGAAAAAAATGAATGATTTTATTTACGATGATAATATAAGTTATTTAAATAACTTTGACAGATGGTATATGGCTGACACCATTTCCAAAGAGCTTATGCAACAGCAATCTTTAGAACTTGAAGATGCTCAAAATAAGTTTAAAAAAATGTATGGCTATAAAATACTAGAAGAAAGTGTGTTCAAAGGGGTACAATAATGATATTAAATTTTGGTAATAATAAAAAAAACACGACTGGGGTACAGTTTAGAATTGATCCAGATACAAAAAAAATGCTTAATGCATTGAAGCGTTATTATAATGTTGGCACTGGTCAGCTAATAAAACAAATGATAAAACAGTGCCACCAGTCTTTAGCAGAGTTAGATAAATGACACAATATACAGATAAAGTGATTGCTCAAAGAATTAAATTAGAGCAAGAAGAAGAAAACAAAAAAATAGCTTGGTATGAAGCAAGGAATGAATATCTTAAGACTGCTTTTAAAGGTGGTATAGTCAAGACAGAGTATACCGACAAAAGGAAAGCTATAAGGGTGTATTGCTCAAAATGTGGTGAGGATGTTTCATTCAAAGATATTGCAAGGCATACATGCAAATCTTTTTAAGCATTTTGATCTTTTATAGCTTGGTTTTGGGTGTTAGTATTTTTGGTAGTATGATTTATTTGATTTTTAAAGATTATTTTTAATATCCTGATTTAGCGTATCATCATTATTTCTTTCTGAGCTATATTTGATATTTAGTCCACAAAGCGTACACAAACGATTTTTTTCATCAAGACCACTCGGTGTTAAGACATATTTTCTACCATCAAGTTTGGCATATCCACCAACAATCATTTCTTGTATATATGTGTCATCAATGTCATCATCAAACATTATTGCAAGAAGGATACCTAATTTTCTTGATTGTGTTTTACTGAGTGCCATTATATATCATGCCATTCCTTCCCCTCAAACAACAATGCTTCTGCTTCTCTTCTACGCACAAGACCCTCTGAAACTTGTCTTCCCCCATTTACAGTTATCTTGTTCCATCTTTTGATTTGATGTGGTACTTCTTCATAAACACCATTATTCAAAACTTTAAGCAAAGTAGATGTAGCTAGTGCATTTCCACCGACATTAAAACACCAACAAACCAGTGCATCAAATTGGTTTTGTTTCAAAGGCACATCAACATAGTTTTTTACATATTTTTCATAAGTTTTTAGCTCATGTGCTAGTAGGTCTTCAGCCTCTTCTAATGATATTGACATACCTTCTTGGACAGGTGACCCATTCTTTAATTTTAACGATCCATAACCTATCGTTAATTTATTTGCTGCACACCGATAGCTTACTGCCATATTATTTTCAGTTGGGCATCCCTCAAACTTTTTTATAAGTGCGATTCCTTCTTGTGATGTTTCCATTTTAATAATCTCCCCAGACTTTGGTTTTTTTGCCACCCCAGTATTCAACAGCGTGTCCTTCTTTAATAAGAATTTCACAAATGTTTTGATCATCTTCGCTATACGGAATACCCAAGATGCGTCCATATTTACCTTTGCCTAATGATTTAATTTTTAATTTTTCTCCACATAGTTCTTTTAACCTTGCAGATGCTTTTTTTCCTAATGCTTTTTCAGCTAAATCTCTTGTTCTAGATTCTGGTGTATCTATTCCAGCAAGTCTAACTCGTTGCTTGTGTAGTTTTACATTGAAACCTAGATCAAGAGTTACATCAATAGTGTCACCATCAACCACCCTTTCTAGGATCGCATTATAAATAAATGGCTCAACTGTGTTAGACATTCTTTACTCTTTTGCCTTACCGATATTGATAGCTAAAAGCTCAATGAGTTTGTAAAGTTTGCCAATCATCTGATCATCTTTTGGTGTGGGTGTTAATGCACAGACTATAGATGCTAATGCGATTACACCTGTGACTATCCCCAACCATTCTCCTATTAATCCAAACATAAAGTCCTCCTTCTATATTTGACACTTGATTGTATCAGATTATTCTTCATTTTTCTGTGTAGTGACTTGCCTGTAGTATACAACAACATCTTTCAGTTCTGTTATGTATCTTTTTATTTCCTGCATGTTGTAAGCCATAATCTCATAATCTGGTACTGTCATAGCTAAAAAAACCAGCTCACCCTCTTGTTGTTCTATGATTGCAAACTGTTCTTCAAAATTTTCTGGTGTTATTGTTAGCCACCTTACTTCTTGTAGATCAATTTCTCTTGGCATTACAGGTTGTATGATATTTCTATCAAGTGGTTTTGCTGTTACTTCAATCTCTTTAGTTGGGATTAGACTGCAACTGCAAACCATCATCAAGACCATCAACTGTAATACTGATGGTTTCAATATCTTCCATGATGTGTTTTGTTCCATTATTAATTTTCCTTTGCATTTCCTCTGGATCAGCAATTATTTTTTCACTTAATTGATAATTTTGTATAAATTGTGTGTATCTGTTTAGCTCCTGTTGTGCCTGCTGACTTTTTACTGTCAGGTTATTTAATTCAGTAGTTTGTAACTCAAAATCAGCTTGGAGTGTTGCGATAGCATCTTCTTGTGTTTGTATGGCTTGCTCAAGTGCAATGTTGTTTGCCTTTAAGGTATTATTTTGTGTGTACAACCAATATGATGTAAAAGATAAAAAAAGAATAATCCCAAATAACACCTGTTGCATCAAATATCCTCAATTATGTAGTTTAAACCAGCTGCACTCCTGTACTCTATTATCTTATCATCTTCATCTCTAAATTTAAGATGTTTTTCTTTTTGGACTATTATTTTTTTTGCAATATAATTACGATCATCTGCATCACCATACTCTTTGTTAAATGATACAGTGACTTTGTATCTTGTTATAAATAAATCTAATAGCCATCTAACTATATTTTTTATTTCCATGTGAAAACTTTTAACTTTTCTTTTTTGCCTTTAGCCTTAATTGGTTGTAAAGGTATAAGGTCAAATTCTATAGCATTTTCTGTTGTTTCACCAATTAACAAGTCCACACCTGCATCTTTTGTTCCACTTTCAAGTCTTGCTGCTACATTTACTGCATCACCGATTGCTGTGTAATCAAACCTATCTTCACTTCCACAGTTTCCTAGCAAAACATACCCTGAGTTAATACCTATGCCCAGTTGAACTGAAGCTAAACCTTTTGCTTCAAGTTCTTTGTTAAGTTCTTTCATGTTATTTTGAATATCAATAGCACAGGCAAGTGCTTTAGTTTCGTGATGTTTTAAATCAAGAGGTGCATTAAATATAGCCATCATCGCATCACCAATATATTTATCCACCATACCACCATTTTTTTGAACTGCTTTTTGTTGTGCTGTAAGTGCTTTGTTCATAATGTATGTAACTTCTTCTGGCTCTAAAGTTTCTGACAAAGAGGTAAATCCCCTTACATCTGTAAATAGCATGGTGCAATATTTTCTCTCACCACCTAGTTTCAATAAGTCAGGATTGTTTTGCAATTGTTTTACTTGTCTTGGGTCAAGATAATGTTCAAATTGTTTCTTAATTTGCTGTCTAAGTTTGTATTGTTCTCTAAAGCGTAAATAGAAAGCTATCGCACTGGTTATAAATTGAGAAATCAAAGTCCAAGAGACATCAATTAGAAGACCTTTTTGGATCATGGCATATCCACCAGAAGCCACAGAAAGCATCAAAAAAGTGCCTATACCTAGACCCCAAGTAATCCCAAAATTAGTCAATACAAGCCAAGATAGAGCTACAAAAAGCACGAATATAGCTATTTCTAAGCCAAAACCCCATTCTGGGACACTTGGAGAGTCTGGTATTAAAATTGATTCTGCAAGAGCAGTTTGTATCTTATGTGGCTCTAATAATCCAACTGGTGTAGCAATTTGTGGCATGATTCCTTTTGCAGTAAATCCAACAAATACAAAACGTCCTGCAACATCCATGTTTATCAAATCAGTTTCTTTTGTTTTAACCCAAGATATCCACTTACGACCTAAGTTATCTGTTTTTACTGGCTCTAAACCTTGGACTGTAATTTCTTCAAACCCACTATCATTACTTTTTATAATGTATGTGCTATTGCCTGCTAAAACCTTCATTACCTCTGTACCATAAGCAGAAACAAAACCATCAGGTGTTTGTAGCATTAGAGGAATTCTACGCACTAAATTATCAACCTCTGTAGGAGCTATTGCTATGCCTTGGAAGGAACAATCTTTTAGAATATCTATATTTTCAACAACGCCAGAGGTTTCTATACCCTTTACTTTATCATTTCCTAAAATTACTGTGCCTGATGTTTTGGGGAAGTTACCACTGCCATCTTCAAACATAGCTAACACAGAGCCATACATACAAAGGGTTTTTGCAAACGCTTCGTCTCCACCTAATCTATCTGGTTGGGGAAAAGCTAATACCCAACCAACACCTAAAGCTCCTTTTTGTAAAAGTTCTATATGTATCTCAGCAAGTCTTTGTCTCGGTAAAGGATAGCCACCTTCTTTAGCAACATCTTCCTCTGTAATATTTAGGATTGTGAAAAAACCTGACTCGTCATACTGTTTTACCAAAGCATCAAAAGTTCTTAGCTTTATAACTTCTGTGAATGTTGTTTGTAATAAAAGAGGTGTAATTAATATTGGAAGAATTATGAATATTAATTTTTTCATGATATATTTATATCTATCTTTAAACTAAAGATTTTTTCATTTATTTTGGGTGGTGTCAAAGTTCATAAACCTCAAAAATAATAAAAGCACCACCCACCTCCACTAGCTTTCTTGTCTAATCCTAATAACACTACTGCTACCACCATTAACTTTAATGGTCCTAGATACTCCATCTTGTATAAAAATGACTGTATAACTACCACCAGTATCAACATCAACTCTTGCCGTATTATTTACGCTTCTTAATAAAGTGAGCTTATCACCTGTAATATAAGAAATAATTTGTGTTTCTGTATCTTGCCCAAATTTTGTACCAGATAAATTTATAGATGTTATATTTAGCTCAAGCTCATCTTCTTGTTCTTCAACATCTAAGTCATCAACAATATCAAGTAAATCTTCCAAAAAGTTTACATCAAGATAGTTGATATCAAGTTCTGTAAATTCTAAATCAGATGCATTATCTAAAAAATCTTCATCCAAATAATCTATATCAAGATCATTAAAGTCTAAAATACTATTACCTTCACTGGTATAAGCCCTTTCCTCATTTATATTAGTTTCTTTTGGTGGATTTACAATAAGCATATTGTCAATTAAATCTAAAGACAAATCTAATATTACTGGTTTACTTGGTGCATTTTCAAACACAGAAACAGTCGTAGCTTCAAAAGGTTTATTGAGTATGACACTTCCTGAAGCTGTTATAACTTCTATTTCACCACTAGATATTCCATATTTGTCTGGTAAAAGTATAATTAAACTTTCACCAAGCTCATTTACTGTAGCTGTAAAGTCTGTGCCACGAATTGCAATATTTGCTGTTGGTGTTTTTAAAGATATATTTTTTTTATTTAGCTTATCAATATTGCCTGATATAAATCTAGTTGTACCAATAGCAAAAGTAAGAGCCATCTTAGACCTACTTGGGTCTGGGTCATATATATACTCGTCTATTAATAATTGACTATGTTCTGTAAGTCTAACAGTAGAATCATCAAGAAATGTAATAGCCATACGACCATTTAGTGTTATGGCTTCATCATTGCTCTGTATATCTAAATCTACAAAAGCATCTAAGGGTTCATCCCTTACTATTTGTGCATTACCTCTTAACTCAGAGATGTCCCCAATATTAACATCCTGTACTTGTGCCTTGATCGTTTTGAACGACACAAATATTGGAATTAGAAGTATTGCTAATAATTTTAAGATAATCCCTTGCAAGTGTAGATGATTGCGTAATATCAATATCATTTGAGCTACCATCTAAGTCTAAGTAAAAATATCCTGAGTCAGCTGATGTTGTACCTGAGTATCCACTTGCTATAAAATCAATTTCGTTAGAACTTCCATTGATATCAAGATAATTAATAGCATTCTCATAGTCAATATCAAAATCTAAAATGTTGCTGTCACCTAAAATAACCCAGTCTAAATCAAGATAAGATGAGTCAGAATTTTCTGCTATTGCTATGTCAAAGTCATTACTTGAGCCTGTTACATCAATGTTAAGATTTACATAATCAGCACTTATAAGACCTGTGCTGTTCATAAGTATATCCATAACATTTGAATCACCATTCCACTCAAAATAACCAGTAAAGTTATCACCATCAATAGCATCTGATCTAAATATGTTTGAGCTTCCTATTTGATTTATATCAAGTGTCATTGATACTCCATCTAAATCAAGTGCTGTCATTGTCCCAGATGTAGCCTCTGTTCCACCTATCAAGTTTGAAGAGCCAAGTTGCTCAAGATCAATACTTGCTGAATTACCTGTTTGATCAACATAAATTTCATTGTCAGCATAAACTGATAATGATAAAAATAAAGCTAAGTTTAATAATTTATTCATATTTCCAGTACCCTCTCTCATAACCTATATTTATAAGTTCTAATACTGCACCTTCAATTGCTTTCATAAGAGCAATCGTAGTGCTTTCATTTGAAGCAGATCCGATCTCCACTTCAACAAGTTCAGTACCCATCTCTATGAATTTAAATACATCTGTAGACTGTCCATAACTGTAAATTGTTTTTTGAGACATTACTTCAATAAGTATCTCTCCTGTAGCTACTGAAACCATACGCAGACTTACAGTTACAGAGTCTTTCCTATACTGCATACTAGAGCCTATACCAAGGTATCTTGCTCCAATACCACCAGTAGCTAGATTACTATCATAACTTACGACTGCACCTTCAAGCAAGACTCCAGCAAATAGCAAAGGTGAAAGGATATTTGTATCGTCTAGTTGCTCTCTAGTTGATCTTATAAGCTGTCTTTCTTTCGTGAGATTATCAAGTCCAACTCTTTCAACGACACGAAAAAAATTACCTGCACTTGCATGCTTTAAAGATCGTATTAGGATTGTGTGTGGTGCTTGTGTTATAGCTGATGAAAAAAGAGCAAACTCGCTGTTGCTTTTTCTTTGTCCTGTTTGGTCTGTGAATGCAGTTGGATAAACTGCAACAACAGGTTTTATTATTGGTGGTTTAGTGTATAAAAGTTCCTTTGACTGTAGGTCAAAAATACTATAATTATTTAAACCTTTTCTTTCATACCTTTCTGGTCGTGTGTCTCTGACTACATCAAAGACTGTACAACTAGAAAGAGAAATCACCAAAAGGCAATTCAATAACAGTCGTTGAGCCATCTGCTGCATTAAAAATTGTTAAAATTATTACACCATCTACAATTTCGTATGAAATAATATTACCCTCAAGCTCAAAGCTCCCTTCAGTAGATTGTGTCTCGCCAAACATATTTTCAACAATCTGTCTGGATATTTGTGCATAGATACGTGACTCAAGATTGCGAAGAAATCTAGCTAACGTAGTATTTTCTGCATCTCTTTCAATCTCTTCTTGTAGAGCTTTAATTTCTTCTTTTATCGTCATTTTACGCATATGCTCTTGATTCTCTATAGTCAAATAATGTGAGCTTGTATTTATGCCAGAAAAAGAGGGTGATTTAAATTTAAATGTTATTTGATCTGCTTGTATGTTTGTAACAAATACTCCACATAATATAACTGCACCCCATAAAAATATTATTTTGTAATGCAATGGTAGTTTATTTCTTTTTTTTATCATTTTCCTTTAGTTTAAGCACTGTATCAAGTTTCTCTTTTAATCTTATCATATCTTGATCTAACAATCGTAATTGATCTGTCAATCTAATGATCGTCTTTTGCATTTCACTTATTGCTGGCTCAACAGTTTTTGTTATTGTTATCCAAACGTAATAAACAAAATACCCAAGACCTACAACCATGACTGTTGCAAAACCAAACTTTTCTATTAGAGCAACAATGTCCATTAATCACGTCTTGCATCAATTTTACCATCCTCAACAAAATTTTCTGCTCTTGCAATCCTATCTAGGTCTGGTGCTAAATTTAATGCACTTGATACGCTTGTATCTATTCTAATCATATCATTGTTCATAATTGATGCTCTTGTAATCAACATTTTTGCAATGCTTTCAACTGTTTGAATTTTATTTACCAGACCATCCATCATCTGTTTCATAATTAAAAAAATGAAATAACCCATTATCAATCCACTGGCTATAGGCAATCCAACTTTTTCTATAAGCTCAAAAGTTTCCAAGTTTACTTTTCACCTTTAAAACTTTTACTTGCACCACTTGTTCCTGCATAAAGACCAAACCACGCTGCACCTGCACCAACGATAATTGAAATCAATCCAGACTGCTCAAAAGTTGGCTCTGGTAGTGCCATGAACCACATCGTTGAGTAATATAGCAAGAATATGTATACACTTAAAAATGCACGTGGAAATATTCTCCATGAGTCCACTGCCTGTGCTAAATGTATCCACTTTTGATGTGGGTTTACATTTGAAACATCTTCAAGTTCTCTTATCTTGTCTTTTAAATCACTTATTTCTCTCATCATGTCCATGAACTTATTTAAGTCCATTTCAACTTCATTTCTATCCATGTCGCCACCAAAACGACCACTACCCATATTATCCATATTCGTCTCCTAAATTATCCATAAGGTTTTGTTAAATCAACATCATCTGATACAGATGACACGAAACCAGTATCAGCATATGTCAAAAAAGCATTTAACTCCAATTCTCTTGTACTATAATAATCTGTAATCCATTCTTTTACGATACTATCTGTAACATCCTCAATCTCAATAAAATCAGATGCAGATGTATTTTTTTCAAAATAATTAAATGTTAGACTTTGATTATTTACTGTTAAAGAGTTACTAGAATTAGAAGTTTCGTACGCATTTATTGTGTATAAAACTTCAGTAACTAAAATTTTCCCATCCTCTGTAACTTGTTTTGTTTTCATAGAATTAGGCGTAAAAGTAGCTGTATATTTTTTTAATACTGCCATTTTAACTTACACTAAATTTAATAAATCTTGCATCTGCACTTCCTATTTGGACTGCATTTGAATTACCTTGACCATATATAAATAAATTTACAGTACCACTACCTGTGTATCTAAATGCAAGTGGGATATTTGTTGTGTCTGCACTTGATGTAAGTCTGCTTTCATCTAGCAAACCCATCATTTTTTCTAAGTCTGGCGTAACATATCTGAATGGACTTGAGGCATTATCTGTAAGTTTTGTAGTATCTGTACCACCTGTCGTAACTGTGGTATTAATTTGATTTGATGCACTTGCACCGAAAGTGCCATCAGAAAATAACATGCTAATAGTTTTTACTTGTCCAGTTCCACCGACAAGCCTTACATATCCAATATAGAAGCCTGCACCAGAGCCAACGCTTGTAACATGTGCATAGCGTTTACTATTATTATTAAAATTACCTATTGCAGTACCTGCCACCAATCCTCCATTTGATGGCAGTACTAAATCAGTAACATTTATTCTATCTGCTGTTATCGTATTTGATGCTATTTGTGTCGCAGTAATCGTATTATCAGCAATTTCAGCTGCAGCAACTTTTGCAAACGCACCATTTACTTGCGATGTGGCAGATGACTCTTTGTCATAAAATGAAACTGCTTTCAATTTAAAATAATATGTAGTTCCTGCCACCAATCCATCATCTTGCCCAAAATTTATCTTTTGTATTTTATTTGGCTGTGAAGTCACAGTTTGTACTAAATTAGAAGAGTCGTCTGGTGTGAAACCACTTGAAGTTGATCTGTATACTTTAACTGCTCTTAAATCTGTATTATTTGGATTTGTCCAGCTTAATGCTATCTGTAAAGCTTTATCTGTTGTTGCAGTTATTGATGTTGGAGTTGATGGTGTTGTTATATCTGATGAAACTGTGATAGATATTTCACTTGTTTTAGCACTATAAACATTAGCATTTGTAAAATGTCTAACACAAACGAAATAAGTCAATGCAGGTTTTACCTCGTTTATAATTGCTTTTGCTGTACCTTTTCCAACAGTAAAACTACCTGTATATGTGTTTGATGATGTTCCGTACAATATCTCTGTTCCTGCGACTGCATCAGCAGTATTGTTTGTCCAATTTAAATCAATCTCATAACCAGTATTTACAAGCGATAATGATCCAGATAGATTTGTCGGTGCTGAAACTGAAAAATCACCTGTAGATGGTGGTGCAATATCAGGATTTGGTGCGATATAATCACTTGTTGCGAAAGTGTATACAGAGTTATCTATTTCTTTTAATTGCAATCTTGTTGCAACTATAGGGATTGATTCAGTTTCAATAAGCTCAAGTTTAACCGATAGCACCTCAAAATTTTTATTTGTAAAACTTAATCTTTCGTTTGTAACTTGTACATAATCAAAAGGTTGTAATTTCATATAATTCACATTACATAAAACACTCAAAGTCATATCTTGCCTTGAGTGTAAAAGCTGTGTTCTAGCAATCCTTTGTGCCATTGTGACAGAAGTAGTAAAGGGTAGCTGTATTTCAAGCTCTTTTCTGTAATTTGCAGACGATTCACCTGAAGGCGTGTCCTCTGTAAGATGTGTACTACTTGTAAAAACTGGCGAGTCAGTAGCTACAAAATTTCTGTTTGCATCAACAAATGCTGCTTTTACTGTATTATAAAGCTCACCAGTATTAGGTTTTGAGATGACTTGAATTGGCTCAAGTATATTTTCATCTTCAATAGTCAAAGAAGCTGTTCCAGAAGCTCCTGCAAAAACTGTGAACTTACCATTGACATAGGACATTCTGCCTGCCATAGCACTTAATATGCTTGATAAAACACCCTCACCATTGGCACTAAAATCTGTAAATCCATTGCTTGTGTACGCTTTCTCGCCAAAAGTGAGAGTAGTGCCATCGCTAATAGTGATATTTGAGCTTAGTGTCATACTATCAATCAATCTACTTACGACTGTTACAGTGCCACTTATCCCAGTTCCAGTAACAGTTTGACCAACATCAACTAACAAATAATTTGTATTAGATGTTGAAAGGGTTACTGTGTTAGAATTATTGACTGCACCGACATTGGTGGTTGAAAAAGTTGCAGCTTGTGAATCACAAGTATTTGCAGCAACTTTAAAACTTCCAAGCGAGTCTGTTAGATTTACTTCACTTTCAACTGCCTTCAATCCGTATACAGTATCGGTAATATAGTCTAAAGCATGCAGTGCAGGATTATCTGAAAAAGTATGTGTAGATGCATCGCTTAATGTTTGATTTGTATCTCTTGGATCAAAAACCCTTTTGCCTTTTACATGAAAAGATAAAGGTGGGATACCACCACCAAATGCTTCGGAATCAAAAACTAACTCCATAAATACATAAGCTATACCATTAAATTTATCATTGTTACTTAAATCAGAGTTTGAGACCACATCAGAATCAGCAGAACTTTGCGAACCATCAAAAAATTTAAATCTAATTAATCTACCACTACTAAAAGCATTATCATTATCAGTGTTGGTATATTTAGTATTAGTAGCTACAGTAAAATTACCACTTGTTGCTGTTGTTAATTCTTCGTCATTTATAATTATGTTTTCTAAACTTTGTATTCTGTGTCCTGCCAAAACAATAACAAGTTTAAGGATACTATTATCAGTACCACCTGTTTCAATATGAGTAATAGTGCCACCAACTCTACACTCACCATAAATTAGTTGTCTTGGAGCAGAAGGATTTCTCGTAGATACCTTAGCATTCGCATCAAAATTTGCACTACCTGCATTAACACCTTTTGATAACAAACCTCCAACAAGAACAGATAATGATGATACTGCTGCCATGGTTGCTGCTGCACCTGCAATAGCACCTAATGTAGCACCTGCTGACAGTCCAACTAATGCTGGTGCTGCTGCACCTGCTGTTACTAGAACTAAAAAAGTAACGACAAAAACTTTAATCGCATTTTTTACATGTTTACTCAATTAACTCTCCAACCCTCAATAACTTTATTTCCTGATATAGCACATAAACCTGTATCACTTGGTCCTATGGTTTTAGAACCATCGTATATCCCACAAATTGCATCGTTATCACTTTCAATAATGACCAAGTCTCCTTTTTGTAGATAATTTGATTCAATCTTTGTTAGATTCTTTTTTATGCATGCTAAACGTATACTGTTTTTTAGTGTCTTTCCGTAGCCTGTGATGGTCTTTAAAGCACTTGCTTTATCAAACCAACCCAATTCCTTAGGTATTAAATTACTGCCTGTAATAGCCTTTATACAAGCATCAGAAAAAATACAGCAGTCCCATTTACCCCATTCAAACTGTTTGTGCATATTTTTTTCAACAAACTCATTAAAATGTAGTTGCCAATCTTGTTTCTTTTTCATTTTTATGTCGTTCCATCATTTATATTAAAGACTCTGTTTACTTGTCTTGCAGGTCCATTAGAAGAAGTTCGTCCACCAGTTCCAGTATTAGATGAAGTTGATCCCCAAATTATCTCTTTATCTACTAATAGTTGAACCCTTCCGAAACAATTATCAGAACTATCAATAAATTTTTGACTCTCTTTTGTGTATCTTAAATTTGAAGGTCTATTTAGATCAATCAATCTGTTTTCGGCATCTATAGTAATTATTGATCCATTAGGATCATCATTTATTGACATACTTTGCATACGTCCTTTAAAAACTGTCATTGTTCCAACAACATTGTCTGTACCCCCAGAAAGGAATCCTAAAAAAAGAGTAATAAATCTGTTTTGATAGTTCTCTGTTAGGGCAAGATTAAGTACTGTTGAGTCCATACCAGCTAAAGATACTGATAAATTTGTTGAAGTTAATTCAAGGTTATCTTCAACCTCACCAATTTGCAACAATGTGCCAACACCTGTGTAGGTCTCGCTACCAATCGTAAGATCATTATCACCAGTCCAAATTCTTATGTCTTCGGTATCAAACTCTGCTTTTACTGCAAAAAATATTATTTGGTGATCTTCGGCAAGTAGGGTGCTTATTGCACTATCAATTCCATCTCTGTTTGACATTTATACTACCTCAACACATGCAAAGCTTATTCCATAATTTGATATATTATCTGCATCCCAGCTAACAGT